CACTTATTCAGATGACAGGGACACGCACATGTTGGTCAACTATGATTTCGTTGCTCGACTTTCTGATTTCTGCCAAGAGCACAAGATTAAGCTTGTTCACATATCTACTGAGTATGTTTATGCTAACAATAAGTACCCTCCGCTAGAAACAGAACTGCCTATGCCACACGAAAGCTACTATGCTAAGTATAAGTTGTTGGCTGATCATTACGTCTCTATGTTTTGTGACGACCATCTTATTTGCAGGCTACTTCACAAGTCAAACGACTTCAATCCAGAGAAGGTATGGGATTGCAAGACAAGCGGAGATACAGCCTCGAAGATATCCGAACTAGTTGTGAGCCTGGTGAACCAGGGGTGCTACGGCATATTTAACGTAGGCACGGGTGACAAGACATTTAAGTCTATCTCACCCGACTCTAGTCTTACTCCACCGCCCATCAAGGTACCTACCGACACTCGAATGAATATAGAAAAAGTAAAAAATGTCCTTAGTAGAAGTAAAGGGTTATGAAACTAAAGGGATTAAGATCGACCCTAACGGTACAGAGGGAGACCTCCTCGAACTCCATGGGCTACTCGTGGTACTTCCAAAGAAACCGCGCAGATCGGAAATTCTCTTCCATGACCTACCAAAGGCAATGCAGCTGTGGCAACGCATACCTATGCCAGAGGAATTGCAGCGCATACGCAGTATGGATGAGTGGCTCGAAAAACCTGCCGAGTTTCGAAAGAAGTTTCGTTCTTACATCGAACAAGAGTTTCAGCGTAGGCGCGACGGTGTTTGGTTTTACAATAATGGGGTCCCTACGTATATTACAGGGCGACACTATATGTTTCTACAATGGTCTAAAATTGATATCGGATACCCATCATACCTCTCTTTCCAAAAGGAAATCTTTCTCCACATGGCTGCTTGCGAAGCTGATCCCCGTTGTTTCGGTCAGCTATATACTAAGTGTCGTCGTTCTGGCTACACTAATATATGCTCTGCTGTTCTTGTGGACGAAGCTAGTCAAGTTAAAGAGAAACTTCTGGGCATTCAGTCAAAGACTGGTAAAGACGCCCAGGAAAACATATTCATGAAGAAAGTAGTTGCGATCTTCCGCAGCTACCCCTTCTTCTTCAAACCCATCCAGGACGGTACTACGAACCCGCGTATGGAGCTCGCCTTCCGCGAGCCCTCTAAGCGCATCACAAAAAACAACAAGACCTCAAATAGAGGAGACGCTTTAAACACGGTAATCAACTGGAAGAACACCACGAATAACGCATACGATGGTGAGAAGCTACACATGCTGTACCTCGATGAGGCGGGCAAGTGGGAGAAACCATCAGATATCAGAGAGGCATGGAGAATAGAGAGAACATGCCTTATCGTGGGTAAGCGCATAGTCGGAAAGGCCATAGTGGGGAGTACGGTAAACCCCATGGATAAGGGAGGTGATGAGTACCGAGGCTTGTGGGCTGATTCAGACCCTAGCGAAAGAAATAACAACGGAAGAACCAGGTCTGGACTTTACAGGATATTTATCCCAGCATACGAAGCCTTGGAGGGTTTTTTCGACAAATATGGCAATGCTGTCGTAGACGAGCCAGAGAAAGAGCTAATTGGCGTTGATGGCGACTTCGTAGATCAAGGGGCAAAAACATATCTGAAGAACGAGAGGAAGTCATTTAAGGATGACCCATCGGAACTAAACGAGATCATTAGGCAGTTCCCCTTTACCGAAGATGAAGCTTTCAGGGACAGCATTGAGGGGAGCTTATTCAATATAGGTAAGATATACCAGCAAATAGAAAGCAATGACGATCTCTACCCTAACCCAGTAGTTCAGGGCAACTTCATATGGAAAAACAAAGATGAGGAGGTGGTTTTTTCTCCAGATCCTAATGGGAGGTTTCGGGTTGCATGGTTGCCTCCAGCCCATCTAGCAAATAAAAAGGCCGACAACAGAGGCAAGAAGGTGGCTCCCAATGGGCACATAGGAGTTGGCGGTGTTGACTCCTACGACCTTGACGTGACTGTCGATAGTAGAGGCTCTAAGGGTGCCTTACACCTTTACAATAAGTTCAATATGGATGTGCCACCAAACATGTTCGTGGTGGAGTACGCTTCGCGTCCAGATCTCGCTAGCATCTTCTACGAAGATGTGCTTATGTGTGCTTTTTACTATGGGTATCCGATACTTATAGAAAACAACAAGTATGGGATAGCAAGGTACTTTGAATCAAGGGGTTACGACGGTTACTTAATGGACCGTCCAGAGCACTTAAAGTCCGCTAGCTCGTCTAGCGTTAGAACAAAGGGTATACCATCTAACTCGCAAGATGTTATTCAGTCTCACGCTCATGCGATAGAGGCATACATTCACGATCATGTAGGTGTCAACCTTGAGACTGGTGAGGTCGGAAAGATGTATTTTAACAGAACGTTAGAGGACTGGATAGGCTATAAAATAGACAAAAGAACTAAGTTTGACTTGACTATTAGTTCAGGTCTTGCGCTCCTCGCTGCACAAAAAGTAAAGAAAGAAAAACCAGTTGCTGATTTTTCAGAGAAGCGCTTTTTCAGGAGATATAAGGTCTAACATGGATTTGCTATATTTGCAGAATACGCATACACTGCAAAAAAATCCATGAACAATACAAATAGTAAAAAGAAGGGCACTTCTTTTCCAGATCCTTTGGCTGAAACCAGTAAGAAGGAAAGCAGGGAGTACGGCTTGCAGTATGCTAAAGCGATAGAGTCTCAGTGGGGAAAAAGCACGGAGGCTAACTCTTTGTTTGGTCAAAGGTCTTCTAGGATTGAAAAGAACAGGGATTACGCTAATGGCGTACAGTCAACAAATATATACAAAAAGCTTCTTAGGTCATTAAATCCAAATGATGGAGACGGAAGCTTGCTTAATCTTGATTACACTCCAGTTCCTATCTTACCCAAGTTTGTTCGCGTTGTAGTAAACAAAATATTATCTAGGGAGCCATACCCAAACCTAGAGGCTGTTGATCCGCTTTCTTCTTCCGAAAAGAACAGAAAGAAAAAAACTATTGAGCTTCAGGTAGCGAACAGAGATCGCCTACTTAAACTCAAGAACAAAACAGGAATGGTCTTGGATATAGATCCAGAGCAGCTTCCCCAGTCTGAAGAGGAGACAGAAATATTCTTAGGGACAAATGTTAAAACCGATGCTGAGGTTTCAGCTCAAATCGGAACCAACATGACGCTTTCCTGGAATAACTTCAACGACAGTGTATTTAGAAGGTGTGTCAATGATCTCGTTTCGATTGGTATGGCCGTCGTTAAAAGGAGTAACGATCCTAACGAGGGAATTAAAACCGAGTATATAGACCCAATAAACTTTATACACAGTTACACCGAAGATCCAAACTTCGACGACATCATTTATGCGGGCCATATCAAACGAATATCCATTCAGGAATTAAAGCGATTAGCTGGTCATGAAATCGAAGAAGAGGACTTCAAGAAGATTGCCACTACGGTAAGGAATAAGTTCGGTAATGATTCCTCTTATTTAAATTCATCCAGCTACAACAGGCACTTGCAGCGAAACGAATACGGGTATGACGAATACATGGTCGATGTACTTGACTTTGAGTTTGTTTCCGTTGACGCAATACACTTCGAGGAAAAGGAAAATAGATTTGGGAATACAAACTTCTTTATGAAGGGGTTTGATTACAACCCAAAGCAAGGCAGTGTTTATCAGAGAACCCCGCACAGAATGGAAGTAAACACCATTTACGGGGGTAGCTATATTCTTGGTACTGACTACATGTTTAATTACGGGAGGGCTAAGAACGTCCCGAAAAACATGCAGGATATATCAAAGGCTAAGATGTCTTACTCTGCTGTGGCTACAAACATCAGAAACATCATGCCTAAGTCAATGGTGGAGTCTTGTATCGGATTTGCCGATATGCTCCAGTTGACTCACCTTAAGATTCAGCAGGCTATTGCAAAGGCTAAACCAGACGGGCTGATCATTGATATCGAGGGGTTGGAGAACGTTCAGCTTGGTAAGGGCGGAGAGTTGCAGCCATTGGACCTCCACGATATTTACGAGCAAACGGGTGTCTTTTATTACAGGAGCAAGAACCCAGAGGGTGGCTTCCAGAACCCTCCTGTAAGAGAGATCGGCAACACTATAAGGAATATTAATGAGCTGATCGGGTTGTACAATCACTACTTGCGTTTGATCCGAGACACTACGGGCATTAATGAAATGATGGATGCCTCTACACCAAAGGGTGATACACTCGTTGGTGTCCAGCAGCAAGCTATTGCCGCAGGAAACAACGCCATATATGACATTACAAACGCCTCTATGGTTCTGTTCAAGAAGGTTTGTGAGGATATAGTTAAATGCCTTCAGATCATCCCACCAGAATCTGTCCTTTACAGCATATACGCAAACGCTATTGGAGATGAGAATATGTCTGTGCTATCTTCATTTAACAGCCTTCCAATGTACAACTTTGGGGTTAGGGTCGTTAAAGAGATGGAGGATCAAGATAGAGCATATCTTGAGCAAAACATCCAGATGTCTCTCCAGCAAAAAGAACTGGATATCGAGGATGCAATTGCAATCAGGCAGTTAAAGGATATTAATCAGGCCGAGAGGCTTCTCATTGTGCGTCGTAAGAAGCGCATGGCTCAACAGCAACAGATGGCTATGCAGAACTCTCAGCAGCAGGCTCAGATTCAGCAGCAATCTGCTATGGCTACCTCTCAAGCCAAGCAACAGGAAATGCAGATGCAAGCTCA